AAAATATAGCTGCAGAATTTATGATCAACGGTAATATGAATGCGACAGAACCTGTACACGCTCCCACATCCGTATGTCAAATTTTAGAAGAGACTGACAATGAGGATGAGGATGATGATGAGGATGAGGATGAGGATGAGGATGAGGATGAGGATGAGGATGAGGATGAGGATGAGGATGAGGATGAGGATGAGGATGAGGATGATGACAGTGATGATGAATCTATTCTATATACAGGTGAAGATGTAGAGTGCGATAAATATGGAAATGATTTGAATATTGTATATACAGAGGACGAAGTAGAGTGTGGAACTAATGAACTACACACCATCTACAAAAAAATAGTGGTAAATGATGATGTACCTCCAGACAATGTTCTCAACGATATGAAAATCACTGTAGTTGAAACGCCTGAACATTTATTGAGCGAAGCGATACCTTCGGATGATTTTGGTCAGAGGGACGAAGTCCTTCAACAACTAACTCAGCAGGTGACTTTGTCACCGAATGAGTTTGGTGATATCAAAGTTATAAATTTGGAGGAAACTATAGTTGAAGAAAAATTTGGTGAAGTAGAAAAAATATCATCAGGTGAATCGACTGAACCTATTGTTGTGACCATCAGTCAATCAAATGATGCTTTGGAAATCTACAAAAAAATGAACATGAATGCTCTTAAAGCAGAGGTAGTTACCAAAGGGCTATGTAGCGATTCAAGCAGACTGAAAAAGACTGATATTATGAAACTTTTAGAGAAGTATCACAAGGAAAAATAAATAAAAACAATATAAAAATTTATGAATTGATATAATTAATGTTTGAATATATTTTTGCTGGATTTACTGGTTCATTTTTATCATATTTTACTGTATTTTGGTTTGGTGCAAATATATATGCATTTGCTACAGATACAGCCACTGATAGGATAACAAGAGTAATATGTCGGGAGTCTATTACAATTGAAAATAAATTAAATCAAATACTTAAGATAATTCAAACCAATAATGATAATGTTATTTATAATAAATTAAATCAAATATTGATACACATCAAAGATAATAATGTTACAAACCATCCAATAATAGAGGTTAATGGTAAGCGTGAATGAAAAAAATGTAAGTATTATTATAATGAAGGTAGCTATTATATTAATAAATATTTTTATCGCGCTACTCGTGCTTATTATTGTAGCAAATATTGTGGGTCCTTTCATAAAGAAACGCATATATCCTTTCATAGAAGGTATGGAAACAAAAAAACAAAAATTAGATTTAGGAAATATATTATGCTCTTATTACCACCGTTTATTGTTGTCAATATTAAAACAAGAGGATTTTAAATTGAATTTATATGACATAATAGTATTACAATTAAAATGGCATAATGTTCAGGAAATACCTACAGATATATTGTCTTACGAAAACGGAGAATTTATCAAACATTTACCTTTGAATATACCATTTGAAATAACTAAACCGCTGTATTTTAAACTTAAAAAGACAGGAATCACTTTGGAAAGATTACAACAACCACATTATGGTGACGAATTTACTTGGAGAATAAATGACTTTCTTGATGAACAGATGCACATAATAATGAAACCTTTTATGCATAAAATTATAGACGACGCACTAGTTAGGTCAGACAATGTCAAATCTGTCGAAGTACCTGTGATACATTTTCGTTGCGCTGACACCCCTTTTGTACGCAATCCAGACTATGCATTACAAAAACATTGTTTTTTCCAGAAAGCATTGGATGATATTCAGATAAAATTACAACAAGAATTTAAGGAGGTAATTATTTTGTCTTTTATTAATCATCGTGCTGATGAGAACCAAGCAAATGCGTGCACAAAATATGTAGGTTTTTTGAAAAAATATTTAGAAGAATTACATTATCGTGTAGATATTCAGAGTGAATCGTCCTTGGAGGATTTTTCGGCAATTTTTTACGCCCCAGCGTCTATTTCAACAAGCAGTTCATTTTCTTTTATGGCCGGATTTTTTGGCAAAGGTATGTTTATTTCAACGACAAACGGTTTTTTTGAAGGCAATCAAGAACGATGTTTGGATTGTGGAAGCTGGGTTTACAAAGGATATAATTTAAAACATACTGATGTAGAAGATTATTTAGATACAGATTCAGTGTTAAAAATGTTACAATGTTCGTAATAATATATTTGTAATAATATATAAAATGTCTTTTCAAGCTGATGGTCAGTACACATCTTATGTAAGTGATGATAATACGAATTATACTAAATTGCCATTTCATTATTTGGAAACAAAACCTGTCATGTTTCCTAAGGATTCGTCAATTCCCAAATCATATTGGCAACCTGGTTCCCCAAGTAATGATAAACTATTAGATGCCTATGAAATTCGCAGCAATCATGATTACCGTAAATACATGATAAATAACGCTGAAAATGTCCGTGCTTATAATGTGAAGGAATACAAGGCACAATTTTCGAAATAAACATTTAGTTATCCCAATATAAATATATACTGTTACTAGGTGTATATATTTATGAGTAATAATAAAATAGTGAGTATTGATGTTGGTATTAAAAATTTGGCCTATTGTATTTTTCAACAATCAGTAGGTTCTCCATTAACCATTATAGATTGGAACAGTATTAATTTGATTCAAACAGATACAAAAGATTTTAAATGCAATACAGTTCTAGAGAAATCAAAAAAAGGAAATGAATGTATCTGTAATAAAAAGGCCAAGTTTCAATTTATAAAGGAAGGAGAACCTGAACATTATTATTGCGAAAAACACGCAAAAACCAGTAAAAAGATTATTTATAACAAGGAATGTTCTCCAACCTATCTTAAAAAACAAAAGATGGAAATTTTATCAACAATTGTTGAAAATCTACATTTAACGGTAACACCCCAGGATAAAAAACAACAAATATTAGAAAAGATTAACGAGCATTATGACAATGTAGCATTAAAACCAATTGTTATGAAAAAAACAAGTGCAAATGATGTGAGTCTCATTGAAATTGGTAAAAGTATCAAACGTGAATTCAATAACAATTCTGAAATGACTACGGTTACACATGCATTAATCGAGAACCAAATATCACCGATTGCAACACGAATGAAAACAATCCAAGGTCTTTTAGCACAATATTTTATTATGACCAATGATGATATTAAAATTGAATTTATTTCGTCTTCCAATAAATTGCGAAATGTTGTTGTTGGGCGTAAAGAAGAACAAATGACATCATTATCCAACGATTCTACATCAACGGATGTTCTAGGTTTTACGACACCTCCTGTGCCCGTAAAATCTTCACAAAAGTATAAACAACACAAGGTCGACTCAGTAATTTATACAAAACAATTAATAGAAAACAACGAAGAATTTAAAAAATGGTTACCAATATTGGATACTTCAAAAAAGGACGATTTGGCGGATTGTTTTTTACAAGGAATGTGGTATATTAACAAAAATAAATAAAAATAATATTATTTGCGTATGACTTAAATATAAAAATTGTATAATATTTATATTTAAATATGGAATCACTTGATTTTAAATTAGATGATTTAGACCCAATCAATATTGATTTTGGAGAACCCAAATCGAACAGTGGAAGTATGAATTTTGGGTCAGGTATTGAATTATTAATGAACGACAAGAATAAAGGTTCGAGTTCTTCAACAGTGATTGATATGAATGATTTAGATGATTTAGAGACAGAATTGAATGATTTATCTACTGGATTGAACAGTTCAAAAGATACTAAAACGGTTGGAAGTGGGTTCTCTAATTTCTTCGGATTCAACGCACAAAAGGGTCAAGATAACATTAAAATTGTTACCGAAGAAAGTGGTGTAAATTCCAATGTAGGGTCTGCAACCGTGGATTCAATGGGAAATACTAAGACTTGGGACGGGTTCACCAAAATGAACGAGATGCCTTCTAATAAAACTTATGTTTCGTCAAATTTGAGTGAGCGTGACAAACGAAGAAAGAAGCGGTCAATGCTCAATTCACTGAATGATTGGTATGAAAAAGGTATAATAAAAAATATATCTCATTTTACTCTAGAATCAAGTTATGAAGAAATCGAGGATGAATTCGAAGGGGCTCTTGAAGACAAGCGTAAGCGCGATGCGGTAAAACTTCAACAAAATTGGATGATTACTGCTATCAACACAATCGAATATGGTAACGCAATGTTTAATCCGTTTGATATTTCATTAGATGGTTGGGGTGAATCGGTTAGTGAAGATATTGATAGTTATGGTGATATTTTTGAGCAATTACACGAAAAATACAAGGGAGGAAAGATGAGCCCAGAATTGGCATTATTGATGAAATTAGGATTCAGTGCGAGTGTAGTTCATTTTACAAACAAATCTTTGTCCACCGCTGCGCCTGGTTATGCTGATGTCATGCGTCAAAGTCCTGAATTGATGCGTATGTTTACAAATGCGGCTGTAGATGTCATGAAACAGAGTTCACCTGGAATGGCGTTTGCTAGTGATTTAATGAACAACAATAAGCCTGGACCAATGACAGGATTTCCACCAGCACCTGTGGAGACCCGAAATCAATCCGCCCCATCAGCAAGTTCAAGACCAGGTATGCAATTCACTCAAATGCCATCAAATCGACCTGATATTAATGCCGGGCGAGGTGTCATGTTTCAAGAACGAGGTGTAGACATGGCACACGGTTTTCAAGATGTAAATCAAGAACAGTCCTTGCGCCCCGAGCCTTCCTTGATGTCTCAACACCAACAAATGCCTCAACAGCGTATGGAGATGAACGGTCCTAAGATAACAGATATTGACAGCATATTGTCGGGATTAAAAACCAAAACGGTCAATATTCATGAACAACAGCAATCGCAACAGCCACAATCGGCGTCCAGAACCAATATTACGCCCAATTACATGGAAGAGGATTCAATGGTCAGCATTTCGAGTTTGAAGGATATGCAGGGTGGTTTGATGCCAAAAAAATCAAATCGGCGCAAGCAGCGATCGGATAAAAATGTGATTTCTTTGGATATTTAATCTCTATTCTGGGAATTTTACTAAGCGAAGATTAGTTTACATCTGGTCAGAGAAGCTTTGCTTCTCATTCGATTCCGAATCAGCTTCGCTGATTCTTGGAGATTCCAATGCAGCAACTCGAAGAGAATTACAGGCAGAGCCTGTAGAGGAATTGGAATCGAGATTAGTTTTGCTATAAGCTTCGCTTATACGAGACAGCTTCGCCGTCTTGGGAACTAATGCATCGGATATCGAATTCAAATCCGCACCGCTACGCGGTGCTGCCTTGAATTCTCCAACAACTAAATCAAGAGAACGCAAAGCGACACTGCGAAAAGGATGATTTTGGAGATTCCAATGCAATTACGGAGTGGTGTAACAAGACTCGAAGAGAATTACAGGCAGAGCCTGTAGAGGAATTGGAACTAATGACTGATAATATATTGAAATATCTATTTACGACGCATTGGAGATTCCAATGCATTGCCACTTCGTAATAGCTCCGTAAATTCCACAATTATTTATAAATAATTTATAAATAATGTAAAATAATAAATATTATAAGGAGAACTTATAATAATTTTTGTATTCTATATACTTATTTTTACTGTTTTTTCATGATAAAACATTATAATAAAGAATAATATATTACTCGTACCTAGTGATATTATATATACTCAATAAACTAGGATATTGTTCTTTTGCAATTTGTAACATGTGTTCTGGTTTCAATATATGGTCTTTTTTGAGAATTTCAGTACATGTTACAATATAATCTTTAGAATTGGAAATAATATCAACAGATGAGTCACGAGCTAATAACAATAAATTATTTACCTCTTGGTCAATCAAATATTTTGACTGGTCGCTTAGGTCAGGATAAATGTTTTGTTTTCCCATACCATACTGTAAAATCATATTTTGTGCCAATTTATAAGCTTCTTCCAAATCTTTTTTTGCACCAGTTGTAACAGAATAACCAAAAAACAACTCCTCAGCGATACGCCCACCTAATAATACCACCAAATGAGAAAACAGTCCATTTTTTGTATAAATATTCACATTCTCATCATTACTTTCAAAGAGTGTAAACCCAGGACTCTTCGGTGACCAAAGATTCAATGCAATTTTGGTTAATTTCGGATGAAATTCGGAAAAGAAACCTGCTACCGCGTGTCCCATTTCATGAATTGCAATGCGTTGAATGATATCATCACTGTATTTGCTTTCTGTTGATTGCCAACCTGACATAATTCGGTTGATAATATATTCAAGGTCATCTTGCGTAATAAGTTCTCGGTTGTCGCGCAAAGCTTTCAACATCGACTCATTCAGCAAATTTTCGATTTGTGCACCTGAAAATCCACCCGTCATTTCTACGAGTGAATCCATGGTAATAGAATTATCAATCGGTTTTCCTTCGGAATGGATATGAAGAATTGCCTTGCGGGTTTCGCTGTCGGGATTACCGATGAATATATTCTTGTCCATTCTACCAGGGCGTATTAGTGCTGCATCTAATAGGTCAACGCGATTCGTAGCACCAATCACAAAAATACCATTGGAATGTTTGAATCCATCCAAGCTAATCAATAATTGATTAAGTGTCTGATCTTTTTCGGAGTTTGAACTAACAGCATCATTACCACGCTTGCGTGCGACAGCATCAATCTCATCAATAAAAATAATACACGGACGATTTTCTTCAGCTAATTTAAACAATTCACGGACACGCAAAGCACCAACACCAACATATTTTTCTGAAAACTCGCTACCTGACACTGGGATAAATGAAATATTGAGCTCTCCACTGAACCCTTTAGCCATAAGCGTTTTACCATTACCTGGTGGGCCTTCAAAAATCATCCCTTTGGGTGTTCTGACATTGTATTTTTTATATTTTTCATAATTTATGAGAATATCTGCACTCTGAAGAAGTTCTTCCTTGATCTTATCATAACCACCTACATCTTGAAATGTATATTCGGAATTTTTAATAATTTGAAATGGACAATCGTTATCACTTGAATCCGCGTTATTCGATTTTACTTGACGGTGACCGTTACCAGTTCGTTTAGAAAAAATCTTGGGGTCTTTGTAACGAAAAATACCAGATGGGTCCATGTATCCTAAATCTGAATTGGGACCATTCAATGGGTGTGCTGAGTCTTCATCGCGAGGTTCCTTTCCAAATAAAGCTTCATCGTCTTCACGACCAATTACATTTTTAAAATCATCAAAACTATTGATAATATATTCTTCGTCGTTTTTTATATCCTCCTGTTGCTGCTCCATTATTTTCATGAATTCACTGTTGATATTTTCGAAGATTTTGGTGATATTTTGTCTTTGTCCGGGTTCTGTAATATTTGTATTGTATTTATTTTGAAAGGGTGAATACCGACGATTTTTTAAATAAAACATTTTCTCCAATTTTTCAATATTACTGCTATCTAAATGATTATAATTAAAATTAAATTTCGGATTTCTTGAAAAACCAAACCCATCTAAAATATCAACGCTGCAAAATAACCACAAAAATAATATATTCATTATTACACTTTATAACATGATTTTTTTATATGATTATAAAAATAATATAATCATATCATTCTAGACTACCGGTAATATATTAGTTCGTAAAAACATACCTTTTTTATTTTCTGTTTTTCTTTGTCTTACCACCTTTCTTGGATTTTTTACCACCCCTCGGCTTGGCAGTACCACCCATCGGGTCTGTTGCTTTTATTTCTGCTTCTTCTACTGGTTCTTCACCACCTTCGACTGAAGTGGGTTCTTCTACAGGAGTTTCATTGTCACCGCCACAATTACCTCCCTTTTTCTGAGTTTTTTTTTTCCATGTTTTACTGGCTGCTTTCATTGCATGCTTCAACAACACATTGGAATTCTTCTTTTTCATATCATCATATGTTTTCTTGACATGTTTTCTCCATTCGCTCATTCTATTTAAATATATAATAAACGCAGAAAAAAAAGCCTAAATGATTTAATTATAATTTTACAATTCAAAATTTTATGGTTCAATCAATGTTGTATTGCTAATTGGTCCAAATGGTATGATGACACTACTACTTTGTCTTCTTGTTAGTGAAGGTAAATCAAATTCAAGCGTTGTTAAAGTTCCAAATTCTCTGCTGCTACGAGACAATACTCTATGTGCGCTACTAAGAATTCCCCTTAAATTTAATGATAATTGTCTGGGTGATTGTGGTATAGGTTTTTGTCGAATTTGCGGAATAAAATCATCCATAACGGTAGAAATAGGTTGTGGATTTCGTGCAACCCACCCCTCAATGAATATTTTTAAAGCTCTATTTGGATAAAGCGTTTTGTCATTGATTACTACATTTGATAATGGTAATGTATTATTAGAATAAAACCATTGTTCGATGGCTGTTCTTTCGTATGAATCACCACTAACCACAATAACAGGATCCTTCATGATTTCCAAAGTAATAGGACACATAATGTGTTTAGGAGGCACTGCTACGGTAGGTGCAGATTGCATGTTGTCAGTTCAATAATTGATGTCTTGTTGGAGTTAGATAAAATATTACAATATTTTATCAAAAATAATCAATTTTGTACGCATATAATAGAGGTTAATCTCTATTCTGGTCAGGGTGCGAAGCGATAACTTCACTGGAGAAGTTTGGTGGTATATAGGTGTTGTGAATGTCATTAGCTGTCAAGATTTCTGTAATATTTTGGTTTGTCCATATAGTTAAACCATACACATAATAAAAATATAAAAAGCCATGATAACAATAAATCACGAATAAAGGTATCACTTGTCTCGGTCATTTCAATAATGGTTTGTTGGATATGTATTTCAATAATATATCACAAAAACAATCAATTTTTGTGAATTTTACAAAATTTATTTCACAAAGATATAAAGATTTACGTAATAATATATTACACAATGTTCGGTGTATTCCAATACGCGAAAACATGGTTAATTACGTATAGCATTGGTGTAGGATTATCGTGCTTAAATGTATATTCAAATACATACATTTATATAAGAAAAACGACAAATATATGGTACAGACAAAACAAAACAATTAAATATTATACGAATACTGTAATGAATTTTATTTACGGGGTATTCAATCGATATTCAATTAAAAAAATAGAACCATTTTATGATCTGTGGTTGTCCGTATCTTATAAATTAAACAATAAATATGTTGAAGATTATATTAACTTAGATACTGAATATTTTACTTATTGTCCTTCACGCGACAATATTTGCATAAGTGTTTTGCATAAATACAGTCCAAAAGAAGAAGATATTGCGGAATTATTTGCGATTGTTTACAACCAAATTAACAAATTCAATTATTGTTTTTACGACATAAATTCAGATTTTTTGATATTATTTAAAACAATTGACAAGTATGTTTGTAGGGTTGGTAAATATAAACGATTCGACGATGAGTATATCGATAATATTACATTAAATAAAATAAAAAAACCATTTCTTTGTGTAGAATATTTTCATCCCAATATGGAAAAAAAGATATATTTAGATATCGATGTGGGGTTTTTTATTGAAAATAATGAAATATTGTCTCCAATGTTTATACAAAGATGCTTGGTCTATCAAAAAGAGTCCTATATTTTTGATTTAGATTATAAAATTCATATTTTAGATAATATGATGAAAACATTAGTTATAAATTATACTTCTTATATATTGATAAATGAAAATGGATATGAAATAAAACCGATGCCATAAAATTTTACCCATACAATTCTCGTATTTCAGAATAGGTCATTAGTTCCCTTTTCGAAGTGTTCGGCTTTGGAGATTTCAATGCATTCGATTCCGAATCATTAGTTCCCAAGACGGCTTCGCCGTCTTTTGGAGAATTCAAGGCAGCACCGCTACGCGGTGCGGATTTGGAGCGAAAATCGTAGACGAAGTCG